CAAGCCAAGACAATTAATCTTGGTTTATTTTATGGAATGGGTAAAGCTAAACTTCAAGCTGAACTTGGTTTGAATACCAAAAAAGAAGCAGAAGATTTATTTAACAAGTATCATGACAGTGTTCCATTTGTTAAAGACTTAATGCAAGCCACAACCAGAGCTTCAGAAGACTCGGGGTATATTAAAACTTTATTAGGAAGAAGATGTCGTTTTGATAAATGGGAGATAAATAAATATAATCCAGGAGTGCTTAACAAAGCTATGACCAAGGTGGAGGCTGAAGAAGCTTCTATGGAAGATCAATTTGAAACTGAAAAAGAAAGACAAAAATATAAACTTGAGCTTGGAGAGATTACAGAAGAGGAAATAAAAAATAAAATTAGACCTAGAATTAAAAGAGCATATACCTACAAAGCACTAAATAAATTGATACAAGGCTCTGCTGCTGACATGACTAAAAAAGCTATGTTAAACCTATATAATGAAAAAATTATACCACATATACAAATTCATGATGAATTGGATATTTCTGTAGAATCAAAAGAACAGGCAAATAAAATTATTGATATTATGCAGGAAGCTGTTACACTGAAGGTCCCTAATAAAGTTGATTATGAATCAGGTAAAAATTGGGGAGATATTTACGATTAACCGGAGGTAACTATGGAAGTAGTAAACAAACTAATAGCAAGAGTTAAGTCTGATAGAAAAGTACAAATCGGAGTAGCTGTTGTTGTCATTATCATTATAGCTCTAATTAGTTAATATATGATACATGGCCTATTTAAATGCGAACATTCCTGTGACATATTCACAGATCAGGAGAGAATATCTCTACGATCTTAAGGATCATCATGGAGAAGCTGAAGATTGCATTATATTTGGCCTAGCGTCAATCACAGGGCGCCCTATACTTTTTCACGCAATCATGGAAAATGGTGCAGTCTTTTACAGGCTGCCAATTTCTGCATTTATACAAAGAGATTTTGATCCGAAAGAAGTACCTGGGCGTCGACTCGATGAATTAGAACTATGGAATTGTTTTAGTTATTATCCTGCGGTTACTTCTTATGATATTTTAGATGGACAATCAGGTAAATATTTTGGAAAAGATAAAAAAACACACGCAGGCAAATATTTATTTACTGTTGACTGGGCGCACCCAGAGAGTAATATAGTAGATACAGATCATTCTGAAATTTCGCACGAACATAAGTGCGCACACATACTTGCACTAGACGACGGCAATTATGCGGCACAGCCAAACAATCGTATACTTTGGGATATCCCATCATTTACAGTTAAGGACACTGTTCCTGACTGGAAAGTACAAACAAGTGATTGGAATGTTGAAGATACCGGTAAGTGGAAAACGGAAGATACCGATAAATTCTTTTACAATATTGAGGAGAAAAAAGATGGCTAAATGTAAAAAATGCCACCACGATTGCCACTGCAATGGAGATCTTCATGCAGATGAGTATGGAACTTGTGCTTGTGATAATTGCACTTGTAAAAGAACTTATAAAAAAGAAAAAGATCATGGAACAGATATGTCTTATGAAAATGAAGTAAAATACGATGGATAGATTTAAAAAATATTATTTTACAGGGGCATTAATTATTTTAATTTGTTTATTAACACTTATTAAACCAGCTTATCCTGGTTCAACACAAACAAACACTTCAGGATCAAACACAGCAATTGAAGGCGGATATACTTCAACTGCTACAACTACATATGAATCTGGATCAAGTTCCAGTAGTACAACATCTAATACAACTAATTCAAATATAAGATCTGCGCCACCATCAGCATCAGCACCATCAGTTAATACAATGACCCAAGATGTGTGTGCTGTAGGTGTATCAGCAGGTATTCAGACATTTGGTATAGGTGTATCTGGCGGTAAACATGTAAT